CTTGGGGATCTGGTAATCCTACAGCAATGGATAAGATGCACTGGACGCGCCTCGTTATCCTCTCATCGGGTGTGGCTGATGGTGATCAGTTATTCATAGGTCCGAGTAATCTAGTGGTGCAAGCCGTCACGGCTAAAGAAAAGGATCTAGTCTGGATGGAGCGCCTGCGAAGATCGTATGTGCTCCAAGACCAGGCGGATATCTGATGGCCAAGAAGAAACTCGAAGAGGATGCTTGGCTCTGGATGAGCCAACCGTTCATACCTGGTGCTAGTCCAATTGTAGCTCTAACAGATTGGCAACGGATGTTGCTTGGTGATTTCGGCGACCAGTCGGATTATCCCTCTGGTGGTTACATCAACCGAGGTGAACATCCTCATGAGGGATTCATCCGAGCGATGAAGGAATATGCCTTTGTAGCTATCATAGATCCAACCAACATCCCAGAAGCACAAGTCTGGTCGGTTGCGTTGGGAGTCGGCTACGGTTGGGGTTTGGCCATTACCCTGGCTAAGGGTCTCCTCCTTGGCCCACCGATACTAGCTGCGATCGATCCCCAACATCGCTACGCTGGTGGTCTTGATGAAAAGCCACTCTACAAGGCTACGGTAGGAGAACTTGAGAAAGGATGGAAATTGGGTTGGGCGATCTCACCAGCGAATCCATCGAACTGGTAATCAGTCCGATCTAACAATCCTCATCTGTCCGCACCTGGTACCGCGTTGCTTGACTCTCATATTGCGGCCGGTGTAGTGGCTACTGGCGGTTGTCACGGCGCGGCGCCCACAACCCCCACATTCTCGAAGACACTTCCTTCTCATTCAGGCCACCAACAATTTTCACATCTCGAACATTTGTAAAACTCGTTTGTCCAAGGGAAGATATCGGGCATCGGCCCAATCATCGCGGCGGAACACTGCTCACACTTCATTCAATCACCCGCGCATCTCCACACTCAGCGCAGAACCACCAGATGCCTGCTTCATATTGTAGTATATGACCACAGACAAGGCAGATGTTTCGCTCATCATCTGTCTCGTCGGGGAGGTCGGGCTCTATCGGTGTGTCATCGAATGGATCATCTAGGGGCTCGAAGGTGTCTTGTTCAACACTCATTTTCCCAACACATCCTCAAGAATCATCCTCATCTTCTCTCTCTCTTCCTCTCCGCGCCGGCCACCTTCATCCATTCCTCGCTTCCAGTCCTTGATGATGTGTGCCGCGGCGGCTGAGCGGTTGTTTCCGTGGTTCTTCTTCAGTCTATCCAGGATAACCACCACCTCATGTGGGAGAGTCATGCAAACACTCGTCATGTAGATGCCAGATTCTTGCTTTTTGCGTACCATGTGGCGACCCAAGAAGTCCTTTGTAATAATATGATGGGAGGATGAATGGCGCATAAGTTCAAGTTGGGAACCCCCTATTCCGCTACGCTTGCGGGGCTGCGTGGACCCTTAGCAGTCCGGGTTGGGCTAGGCTACAAGCGTGGTCACGTAAGAGGATTAACCTACTTGCATGAATGTAATGTTTATTAGCGGCTTTGTTACACGGGGCGACATGGCAACAAGCAAGACCAGCAGTTTTTGGCTTACTGAAACAGTGACGATCCCAACAACGGCGATTAGTGGGACTGGAACAATAGACCTAGGTGCTTACGTCGATGTCGGCGATCAACAAGCTCTCTCTGTAGAATCCGTGGATGTAATCTGGCAGTCCCTCGATACTGCCACTGGAACGCTTAGCAGTTTCTTTCCGGGTTCCATTGCCGCTGACGGCGCTTTCGATCTGCAGCTAAGCGACCTCAACCCAGGGGGAGTCATTGTACGAGCCGATGACAACAACCTGGTTGCCAGTGCTTCCATGAATATTGACGATACGAATAACGTTGTATCATTTGGCCCCGACCTCTACCCAGACACTTACGGGAAGTTGGACGAAAGCCGATTCGTTGTCAATGACCAACTGTATGTGGTCTCGACTTCAACCCAGGCTATTGCCGCCAATCGTTCTCTTCTATGCACTGTGAGAATCAAAGCTCGCATAGTCAAACTCGGAACTAAGGACTGGATGGCAATTGCAATCCAGAGTACGGCATCAGATAATTGAGGTGCTTAGGTGCCTAGATACTGTCCGAGATGCGGGGAATCCCTACACTCACACGAGTCGACCACCAAGGGTGAGCCTCGTAAGACAGCCAGGAGAGCATACGAACCAGCGAAGAAGAAGCGCAAGGCTTCAGCATACAACAAGAAGTATGCCAAGGCATACAAGGCACTCAAGAAGAAGCACCCCAGGACATCGTTCGCCGCTCTAGCTAAGAAGGCTCATGCAAAAGCAAAGAGGATGAAGTAAGATGCCTAAGAATGTCAAGCCCCGTCAGCTGTACAAGCAAGTACCGGGTACAATAGTTAATTTTGCTGGTAGTACACCTGACCAAACAACTCTCTCAAATGGATGGGAGCAAATTGGAACTGGATCGGTTAACTATCTAGTCTATCGGACATACATCGATCTAGCTGGTTATTCAATAGAAGAACTAACTACCTTTACTCAAGGAGTTGATGTCCAAAAGTCTTACACACCAAGAGGGGGAACAGCCACATTGCCCTATCTATTAGAGTACGATATTCTGACCACTCGAAAGATTCAAGATGATGAAATGATTAATTTCTTGGATGGCCCTCCTGGCTTCATGCCTACCCTTCAAGATAAGGCAGTGGATCTAATGGAACTCATTTATGGGGAAAGTCAAGAATACGCATTCAACTCGACTGTTGGGGCGACCTTTATCACAACAGGCAGGGATACTTGGGGATCTGGTAATCCTACAGCAATGGATAAGATGCACTGGACGCGCCTCGTTATCCTCTCATCGGGTGTGGCTGATGGTGATCAGTTATTCATAGGTCCGAGTAATCTAGTGGTGCAAGCCGTCACGGCTAAAGAAAAGG